CCAGCCACCCAACACCTAATCGACATCGGTAGACTTGCACCGCCTATCTACCGCGTTCCATCGCAGCTTAACTTTGCCGAACTGCGCAAAGCTGGCCGCGATTTCGACCCAAGACAAATGGCCGCCATGTGGGATAAGGCAAAGGTATTTGCGGGCGTAGTGCGAAACTTTACGCAAATGTGCCCAGAGGCCAAAGCCATAGCGTTTTCATCAAGCGTAGAACAATCCCAAAAGTTAGTAAATGAGTTTGCAGCGGCTGGCTACATCGCTGCGCACGTGGACGCGGAAACGCCGCAAAAGGAACGGGCAAGGCTGTTAGACCTTTTCCGAAAAGGCCAAATCCAAATATTATGCAATGTGGCTTTGTTTACCGAAGGTTACGACCTTCCCGACATCCAATGCGTAATCTTAAACCGCGCTACATTATCCCGCGCCCTTTATATGCAAATGGTGGGCAGGGGTGGTCGTTCCGCGCCGGGAAAAACAGGATTTTGGGTTTTGGATTTTGGGGGAAACGTCCTACGGCATGGCCGTTGGGAATCACCCGTAGAGTTTAACCTTGACGGCACGCCACCAAGCGTAAGCGAAGGCGTCGCACCCATGAAGGTTTGCAAATCCTGCTTTATTATCAACCCCATTCAAGCCAAAGTTTGCACCGCTTGCGGCTGGGTTTTTCCGCGACACACAGGCAACGCAGAAGAAACTGAACTTGTTTCGCTTGACGACCGCCCAAGTGTGCTTGAATTTGTCGAAATTTGCAATTCAGCCACCGCCCAAATGCGACCCGAAGCAGCCGCCCATAGGCTCGCAGCAGTAGCGCAAAACCCCGCCGAATACCGAAAGGCTTTGCAGCAGTTGGCAACAATGCGCGGTTATTCTGCAGGGTGGGTATGGCGGACGCAGAAAAACATCCCTTGGAAGGGAAGTGCAAAGATTATTAATGATTAAACGAATAACGCCAAAAAACACACCATGAACTTCAACCTATCTTTTTACCCAAACGTGCGCGCTCCTAAGCCGTCGCACAACATGACCTTCGAGGATTTTATCGACAATGTCCAAACCAACCAAGAGTGGCAGGAAGCCGCAGAGCAAATCCAAGCCATAAGCGACAAGGCAGAACGCCGCGAAGCCAAAACCAAATTGCCCGGCGTACGCTTGTCCGGTACATTTTCCGGACAAAGCGACGACAGCATCATAACCAAGTCCGGTTTAATCGGAATGGACATTGACGACTTCTCCGGCGATTTACAACTTCTCAAGGAACAGCTTTGTCATGACCAATTTGTAGCGGGTGCATTTTTCAGCGTTTCGGGAAATGGCTTATGCGCGGTTTTCCGGATTACTACCGACGACTATGCCGAAGCCTACATTCAAATATCGGCATACCTACGCAAGGAGTACAACATCACCTGCGATCCCGCGTGCAAAAACATTTCCCGCTTTCGGTTTATCACCCACGATACACTCCCCTACATCAACCTTAACGCCGTCGTTTTCGACATTAAGCCGCCCAAGACCCAAAAGAAAGCGGACTTTGTGCCATACTCCAAAGACAGCGACGTTGAGTACATTATTGGGCAAATCCAAAACTTAGGCATTGACATTACCACGTCCTACGAAGATTGGCTAAAAGTTGGTTTCGCCATAGCAGACGAGTACGGCGAAAATGGAAGGAACTTCTACCACGTCCTTTCCCAAAACCACCCTGAGTACAACACCGCCACCACAGACAAAAAGTACGATTCACTTTTACGCGGTCGAAATTCATCCAAACGCGTATCAATTCGTTCACTTTTTTACATCGCAGCCCAGCACGGCATTCGCACCGTATCACCCGAGCGCGCCATGATTGACGCACAAGCCCAGCGCGTTTCAAAAACCACCAACACCACACAAGACCTTATAGGCTCGCTCGCCGCCGTTGGGGTGAACATTTCCGAAGATAATGCCAAGATAGCCCTTGAAGCCGCCAAAACATCAAAGGTGTCCGGGAACGCTATGGACTTAATTGGCCAGTTTATCATATCCAACTTCGACCTCTACCGAAACGGCGTAACCCAACGCATCTACTGCAAGGCAGACCCCATGCACCATAAGTTTATTGGGGAACAGGAAATCAACTCCATGTTTGTACGCCTCAAGCAAATCGAACCCAAGGTCAAAATTCAAGACATCAAGGCTTACATCAATTCAGAAAACACCCCAACCTTTCACCCGTTTGCGGACTTCATTGCCGAGAAACAAGGGTACGAAGGCCCAGACGTGGTGGCACAGCTTATTGACTGCATCAAGGTGGAAGAAGACAAGGCATACGGCCCAACTTGCCAGTATGGTGTATACAAGCAGGTATTTATGCGTAAGTGGCTCTTGGGCGTGGTAGGGTCTATGCAAGGCCACCATAATGAACTCATGCCCATACTTTGCGGTGCTGGAGGCATAGGCAAGACCGTATTCGTGCGCGAACTTCTACCAAAATCCATGCGCTATTTGTTTGGATCCGGCATCATTGGCATGGGCAAAGACGACCAAATGAAGATGAACGAATTTCTTATCCTGCTGGACGACGAATTTTCCGGAAAAACCACACGCGACTTTAAAACCCTTAAACAGGTGCTTTCATTGGATTATGTTACAATCCGCCTACCTTATGCAGCCACCACCGAAAAACTTCAGCGCATCGCCTCGTGGATTGGCACGTCCAACGAAACCCAAATTATTGACGACCCAACCGGAAACCGCCGTTTTGTGCCCATGACCATCACTGAAATAGACCAAAAAGGCATGGAGAAAATAGACAGGGAGGCCCTTTGGTCGCAGCTTGTAACTGAATATACCAAGGCAGACACCGAGGAACTACGCAAACCCCACCACCTAACCCGCGAAGAAATGAAGTTTCTAAACATGGTGTCCGCCGCATATGCGGTTACATCGGCTGCCCAAGACCTTGTTTCCTTAATCGTAGACCTTCCCCAAATCGGCCAAAAAGTGGAGTACCTATCTTCATCCGAAATCCTCGCGCTCATGAAAATGAAGTACCGAGTTGATCAAGTAAACCCACAGCAAATTGGGCGCGTGCTGACATCATTAGGCTTTGAGCAAAACCTAAAGCGCACCGGAACAATGGTTAAACGAATGTGGAAGGTATCATTAGTAAACTCCGCCGACCTTGGTTTAATTGGCCGCGAAGTACCCATGCCGGGTTTAACACCTTATAACACTTTGACAAACGAAGATTTTTTAACTTTACCGAATTAAACACCACTAAACCATGAACACCACAACCGAAATCACCAGCCTACTATCCAACGTAGCAAAGGCCACTGCACCAAGCACCATCCATGCAACGCAAAACCTTTGCTTCCGGAATAACCAAGTGGAGGCAACAGATTTACAAACGCACATCGTAGCACCGCTACCATCCGACCTCAACTGCCAAGTAAACGCATCCGCGCTAATCGCAGCTTTAAAACAAATCGAAAACCCAACCATCACCCAGCATGAAGGGTACATTCTGCTAAAAACAGCTAAAGGCAAGTACAAAATGCCTTGCTATCCTGCGGACGAGTTTCCGGCTGCGCCATCCGTGGTCGGCACACCTATGCAGGTTTCTTCGGGCGTATTCGCATCGGCCATGCAGTATTGCTCAAATATGGTGGGTAAAGACGACCTTCGCCCAGTCATGTCCGGCATATACTTCGGCGAAAACGAAATCGCAGCCACAGACGCGCACCGCCTCGCCAAAATTAGCCAAGAACATCCGCTTTGCGGCATTATTCTACCCGTTAAGCCTATCCGCCTAACCCAAGACTTTATACGCTCAAACTTCGCCGTTACCCAAGCAGACAACCACATCAAAATAGAAGCATTTAACGCTACTATCTACGCGCGGTTAATCTCCGGTAACTACCCGAAATACCAAGCCGTTTTCCCTTCCCACCATGCCGAGTTCCAAGCCGACACCGCCGAACTTTCGACTGCTATTCGCAGGCTACTGCCATACGCCAACTCAAGCACCAGCCTCATTATTTTTAACTTCGAGAAACAATGCCTAACCGCGTTTGACATCGACTTAAACAAAGAAGCCAGCGAAGGCTTCCCGCTGCCTTCCATATCAAAACAAATCGGCGTTAATGGTCGCTTCCTAACAGACATCCTGCGCACCATCGAAACGCCCAGTATCACCATTGCGCACGGCCAACCAAATCGCCCTATCGTAATCAAATCAAAAAACACGGAGTTTTTATTAATGCCAATAACCATCGTATGACAACCACTACCATCATTGGGAAACACCCTTCCGCATATCAACACTTGCACCGCGTAGCAGGCACGACAATCGGCCTAAACCAAGCCGCCTTAGCATTTCATACGGATTTCGCCATGTCGGGGCACGACGTAGTTATAGATATGTTTAAGCTGACCGGATTTTTTCCGGACCGAACTATCGCCTGTTACCCCTCATTCGAGGGAACAAACCACCGGACACCGCATTGGATTAAAAATGGACAATTCCGCGAAACAATCGAGCGCAAAGACCTGCCTCTGGAATGGATCGAAAACTTTGTCATATCCGCAGTAAACCACGACACCAAGGCACTATATCCGAACTTTTGGAGTATACTGCACCTTGCCATGTTCTACGCCGTTTCGCATGGGGCTACCAAGCTGATCCTTATTGGCGTGGATAACACCCCAAGTGGCTCGGCAATGTACCCCGACATGGTTCACCACGACTACGTGCGTAAGCATACCGCCATACTCGTTGAACTTTTCCAAAAGCACGGCATAGACGTAGAATGGCTTACCGAAAATAGTAACCAATAAACCCCATATAATGGCCAAGAAAAAAACAGCCATAGAAACGCCGGAGAAACTACCGGACAGCTTCACGCCGGAGGGATACCGCCCCGCCGACCCCGCCACCAACCGCCCAGCGATTTGGTCAAGCGAACCGGAAATCGCCCAGCTAATCCTCGCTATTGCCGCCAACATTAAAGCCAAAACCATTATCGAAGTAGGCTGTTTTCGGGGGGCTACGACAACGCAATTAGCCGCATCAGGCTTGGATATCCACGTGGTGGACATCCAGCCCGAACTCCCACCAATGCCGCCTAATGTAACCGTACACGTCGGCGACAGCATCGCACTTGCGCCCAAGCTACCAAAAGCAGACATTATCTTTTTCGATAGCGTCCATGAATTCAAACGCCAGCGCGAGGAATTTCAACGCTACGAGCGCACCTGCGGACAGCCTAACACTACTTATATCTTCCACGATGCTATCCACATTGCGGACGTAGCAGCGTTCTGCGCATGGCTTCGGGAGTGGTATGACGTGGTTATCATCAACACCACTCAAAATCGTGGTTTGGCCATTGCCAAGTGGAAGGGAAGCCGTAAGAAGTAACCTACCTCATCCTAATTTTTCAGCCCCTTCAATGGGGCTTTTTTGTGCCCCAAAATATAGTTTACCCTTTGCAGCGCGCTGCTACGTATAAGTTTTATTTATTATTTACACACCAAATATAAGCAAGCCTTATAATAGCCCTATTTTGCTTACTCGTTTTATGGGTAATGGTTACAACTTTTAGGGGGTGCATATCAGACCCTTGTATTTTCGGTGAAAGTTTCAAACGATTTTTACACTTTTTTTCATTTTTTTTCAACAGCCGATTTTTGTCAATTTTAAATTTACACGCCACCGCGTTTTTTCCGATAAATTGCAAAGTGTAACCCATTGCCCCACAGGGCTTTACGCCAATTTTCCGCCATATTTTACCACGTTTTTTTCCGATAAAAGTTTGTAACAGTGTGTTTTTTTTCTGTTACACTCCAACCCTCGCAGCTTCAATAAATTACAAGGGTTTTGTAACAGATATTTTTTCACTGTTACACGCTACAGCCCTACTCCCACGCGGGTTTCCAGAGTTTCTGTAACAGATATCGGCATTTCAAAAACTATTTAAAAAATAGGGGTATTCAAAGTACCAAATTTTACTATTTATTATTAAAAGTCTATTAGGGTATATATCTTACAACATATAGTTGTAACCCTTTTCATATAACCTTTACTAATATTTTCTGTTACATGTTACAAAAGTTATATATATATAGTAAAGACGGGGGTTTTAGAGTGTAACAGATTTTTTTTATCTGTTACAATCTGTTACAATTTGGCGGAATGGAAAAAAATGTTTTATTTGGTGGCCGAACAAAAACCGAAAAAACGCAATAGTTTATGAAACGCATCGAAGACCACATCCAAGCCGAAATAGTTAAGTGGTGGCAGACGACCTACCCGGCGAGAGCCGCCGACATTATCCACATCCCCAATGAGGGCAAAAGGAGCGCGCAGGAGGCCGGAAGAATGGCGGCGTTAGGGTTGATGCCAGGCGCACCCGATTTAATTGTCCATATCGGATTTAATCACTTCGTGCCTATCGAGGTGAAAGCACCCGGCGGGCGGCTATCCCAAAGTCAAAAAAACTTAAATCACCATTGGAGCACGAGGGGAACTCAAATACACGTCGTATATTCGCTTGACGATTTCCAAAAAGTCATAAGCCCATGGATGAAGAAATAAGCGTAGAGGCGTACCAAAAAGGCTTACGTAACATCGAGGCGATGGAGTTCGACCATTGGTATAAGGTCAGCAGCGAAGATATAGACGCGGCCATGCGACACGCTCAGGAAACGGGTGTGCTTGCTCATGCGGGATTCATGCTGGAATGGAATTTCAAGGAAACTTTGGTGAGGAAAGTAAAAAGCCGTACATTTGTTTCCAATTAAGATAAACCGAAACACAAAAATCATGGCAAAAATGTACTGCGGCCAAGCCGCAATCAGACAAACGAAAATCGGGCAGGTGGTCAGTATTGAACTTGACCTAACCGATTTACAAGCTATCCTTTTGGAGGCTAAAGCAGGCCAAAGTGAGGCACAAATCAGCGAATGGACGGATAAAGCAGGAGTTACCCACAAAGTTTTAAAACTTGAAGCTATCCCCATGAGAGAGCCGGGCAAGTACAGCACTCACACAATCAAGCTAAACACATACGTCAAGGATGCCGCCGCGCCTGCGCCCGTGTTTGACAAGCGCAATGATTACATCCATGAGGGAGTTGTAACCGCCCAAGTGGTGGATGACGGAGGATTACCATTCTAAAGAATATGACCGCGCGTGAGGCTTTAGCCATAGTGTGGTCGGCAGTATGCAAGGGCGACCTAATTGCAGCCGCTGGGAGGACGGCAGCAAAGGGTGGCCCTTGTTCCATTTCGGAACTGGTTGCACTATTGAAGTCCGAGCCAGGCGTGTGGGAAGACCACCTATTGACCGACCGCGAGCGCGCCAAGAATACATTAAGGTTTGTAACCGAGCGAGGCCGTTCGGAACTGGCACGCGTAACAGCTGCAAGGACATTGGTGGATATGTTGGAGGTAGACGGCCTAAACCCGAACGCTGACAGGGCAAAGATGCCAAGCGAAATAATATTTAAAGTTCACGCGCCGAATGCTGAATGACCTAATCCTAAACCTCAAGCAGAATGAAACCCTAACTGAAAGCCTAAAACATAGGCTTTTTGCGTTTGTTGGGGGGATTAGGGGCGGCAAGACTATAACGGGCAGCCATTGGGCATTGCGGAACATACTTACGCGGCCAAACGAAAAGGGCGGGATATTCTCGAATACTAACAAGCAGTTGAACCAAGCTACCCTAAGCGAGTTTATTAAGGTACTTGACTTTTACGGGCTGCATAGGGGAGTGTACTACGTTACAGGCAAAGACCCCGAAAGGTTTTTCGGTTACAAGTCAAAGTTCGATAGGCACGACGGCGTTTGGTCGTTTGCGAATGGTGCGCAGGTGATTGTGTTTTCGATTGAAACAATGATCCGTGGTATTGAGTTAGGCTGGTGCTGGGGGGATGAGGTACAGGACGCACCTGTGGAAAGTCTTAATGTAGTGCTTGGGCGTATGTCCGGCAGCGCGACCCCAAACACGCTATGGACAATGACCCCGCCAGCGAATAATCCAGGAATGGACAACCTTATTTATGGGGAGAACCCGATACCCCACGTGATAAGCACGACATACGACAATGCGGCGAATTTGCCGGATGGGTATGTTGAGGGGCTAAGGGAGCGATATGATGACCTTTGGTTTGACCGAGAGGTGCTGGCCAAGCGTGTAACAATGTCGGGGCGGAATTGGCTTTATGCTTTTGACCGGAGTAGGCACGTGGGTAAGGTTGAGTATGTGCCGGACCTACCCGTTTACGTCAGTATTGACTTTAACGTGTCGCCCTTCGTAGCGGTGTTAGCGCAGCGCGGCGGCGGTGGTAGACAGGCATGGGTGCATTATTTTGATGAAGTTGTGTTAAGAGATACGGAGGTTGGTAGCAGGACGTATATCCAAGCCTTATGCGAGGAAATCCGGAGGCGGACACCCCAAGCGGCGGAGCGTAACTTATATTACGTTACGGGCGATGCCAGTGGGCGGGCGCAGTCGGTGATAAGCAGGCCGGGCGTGAATTATTGGACGGAGGTAGCGCAGTACTTACGAGTGGGCTACAACAAGATGAACGTGCCGTCATCTAACCCGCCATTGGTTGAAAGCAGGCGGTTATGCAATGCGATATTTGCAAAGTTTCCGGATATTAAGATTTCTCCAAGGTGTGCTACCTTGATAATGGATTGCGAATTTGTAAAGGCTAAGAACGGCGCGGAAATAGACAAGAGCAGCAGGGCCAATGTGCATCAACGGGCGGATGCGCTGGATGCTTTGAGGTACGACTTGCAGGCGAACAATGCGGGGTGGGTTGAGAGGTAGGCGGGGCACTTCACCCGTAAACCACCATTCCCACTACGGGGGCGAAGACAACCCATACGAAGCGATTAAAGTGATTGAGGCATGGGAGTTAGGATTTAACCTTGGGAACGTGGTTAAATACCTTTCCCGCGCAGGTAAAAAGGGCGATACGCTCGAAGACCTACGCAAAGCCGCATGGTACTTGCAACGCGAAATTCAAAACCGCGAAAATGAATAGTCATACCATAAGAAGGATAATCGCCATCTAATTTATTGGTAGATATATAAGCGACTCCTTCCTCGCCAAAGAATGTGAAATAGCAAGCTACTGCTAATAATTTGTCGCCTTGAACATTGTTTTCGTCAATGCTTGTTAATTGTAAGTTTTTCGTTAATTGTAACATTGTTTTATTTTTTTATGTTGTGAGCATCCCACGCTCGAAAGGGATAAATTACATCTGCTAACATTGGTTTTGCGTCATTGCTTCCCAACGCTCAAATCCACCGCACAAAAGCAACGAACGCAAAGCCAAGTACCGTTAGCGGCAACCTTAAGAGACCAACATCGCACCTTTCAAAGCGTAAATAATTGCATCTCTAACGGTGTGTAAATCTTGGTAGGTTTGGACATCATACATACCAGTTTTAATATCGACCACATCAATTAAAAATCTTTTTAAATGGTCATATTGTGGCTTTCCAAATCCGTGGTCTGTTGAAATATAAATACGTTTGCCTTTGTAATTAGCATTAAAAAGGTTTTCTGTGTGGTCAATTATTTGACGCTTTTGGATGATACATCCTGATACTTTCATTTTATTTGTGATTTGTGAAGAAGGGCAGCCGCTAACAAGTGTTATACAATATGGCGGCTGACATGCTTCGATTAAACATTTTACTTTATTCAACTGTGGTGCTTCGCATTGGGCTTTCGTGCTAAAAATCCGCCACATCGTATAGCACCGATACGTTATGGCTTATTGCCTAAACGAACTTTAATTAACGAAAGCATCCATTCTGCACCTCTGATTTTACCAAGTTCATAGCATTTATCCTCTTTGCTCCAATCATCCATAATTAGAAATGCTTTCTTTATATCATCATTGGAAGGCAACAAAGCCATAACATCCGCTATACTCAATGCCTTACCTTCTGCGTTAAATAATCCTGTGTTTTCCATATCAAATTTTGTTGTTTAAATTGAACTTAGATTTTCAAAGTGGGCACTAAGCATAGCCGAATCCCGTTAGCTGCAACTGCTACTATCACGTTCCATTCTGACAAAATCTGTTGCATTGAAATAAACTTCTAATGGGTGGGTGTTGAATGGCCCTTCACCGACAAACACGCCATTTTCAATTTTTACGGTCATACTACTCATAGAATTTTGAGAGTAGTAAATAAGTGTATCACCTTCAAAAATTTCCATAACGAAAATGCAATTATCGTTTTCAATGTTGAAGAATGAAGGATATTTGCGTTCAAGTAATTGGCGTGTTATAAGTGGGTCGCTTACCCAATAATTTTGAAAGTGTTTGTTCCAACCCACCCAAACAAATTTTCGTAAACTATCCGCAGCAGCAGCTAACATAGTATTGCCAAAATGCGGGTTGGTTACGAGTTGAGTCCTCTTGCTGCTTTTTGTAATCAGCTACTGCCTGTTTGCTTGCTTCGTCCATGGCCTTCAAGATAACTGCATGGAGGGTGGCGTATTGCCGTTTGAATCCTTTGGGGTAGTACGACTGCATGCGCTTGGCTGCGATAGCGTCGAATAGCTGTTCGTGGTTCATGGGTGTATGGATTATTCGTTTTCTTCGTCCTTGGATTGCTCAACCAAACCATCTACCCATTCTTCGAGGTCAGACTCGAACTCAGCGAAAAACCGCTCAAACAAAACCTTGTCGGTGTCGTATGGCTGTTCGTTGCGGCTCATGTCCCGAAGCGAATCGAAGAACATTGAATCGTTGGTGATGTAGGTGAATTTCATGGAAGCTCCATTGAATGCGTACATGGAGGCCTTCATGGTGACCTTGTACTGGCCACGTCCTGCGGATTGATGCTCGAAGCTTAAATATGCTCCGTATTCTTTGCTGTCGATGTTGATTGAGTGAATCATGAGTGAGTGATTTTGATAGGACAAATATATTGGTTTTTCCGTATAACTTCCAGCGAATAGGTGCGCTGGACAAGCTGGTGGTGTATTGCGCATGGCTGGAACACAAAGCCACGACCGAAACCAAGATAAGCAACGCTCAAATTAGGCGGCTATTTTCAAGTATATCGCGGCTGGACATTCAGGACGACTTTTGTTTTATTGAGTACACCCTGTTCTTGGAAAACGAACTAATCATAAGTCGTAAGGCGGCATTAAAAAAATAGTTACCTTTGGGCGTTCATGGTTTTTGTTTTGTTTTATGCGTTTTGGCGGGGTGTAACAGCCCCGCTTTTTTTGTACCTTTGGGTATGGCCATGACGATTCAGCAGTATATAAACAAACTAAAGAAGAACGCCGAAGACTTGCAGAATGGGCGTGCGTTTGTTAGTCAGGTGAGCCAAACCATAACCGAGCAGGCCGACCGGATATTTACGGATGGATTGGATGACCGAGGCCGACCCATTGGCAATTATAGCACAAGGCCAACATATATAAACACCATGGAGGCATCACCAAAGAAGCTGCCAGCCATAGGAAAGACAGGCCAAAAGAAGTTTAAGAATGGCAAACCGCATAAGTCCACGTATTTTGCGGGGGGCTATCGGCAATTTAAGCAGCGTGCAGGGCGTGGGGGTAAATTTAACCTGTTCCTTTTTGGAAACTTTAACCGCGCGTTTTTGGCAGGTGCAGTTAGGCCAACATTATTGACCGAGCCGACGCGTATGGTAGCACTATTCGCAATTAAGGCAGGGGTGGACAATCCATCGGGGAAGGTGCAGGGATTATTGGAACGATACCCCAACGCGTTTAAACTAAGCATCAACGAAAAGGTAAACCACCGCGATAGGATTTCGCGGCTATGGAACAACGCCTTTAAATAATTTGTACCTTTAACCCATGATTGCAGAGGTCATTTCCGAATTATTGCCAAGCGTAGAGGCCACGGGGTTAATAAGCAACGCCTATGGCTTATGCGAATTGGTGAACAAGGATGAGCGGGAGTTTCCGGTTTACTACATTGGCAGGGATAATGCCGTCAGCGTGAGCGAGCAAGACCCTAAAAACGGGGTGGCTTGGTTTATGCGTAACGGCGAAACCACCACGGAAGACCTTGAAAGCCCGCGCGAGAACGACCGCATCATCCGGCAAACTATACCCGTGCGCTTTTACGCGTGGAGTGGCCGAAAAGTCTACGATGATGACGCGCCGCAAAGCCCCGAAATATTAGCGCAAAATATGCGGGCTGCATTAGTACGGGCTACTATGCCACAGCTTCGGCAAGTGTTGGGGATTTCCCGAGCGTTTACCGAGGCCACCGCCGTGAACACTAACACGCGCGAAGTTTTGGAGATTTACGCAAACATCCCCGTGCAGCGGTTAGACCACGTAGCGGTTTACATAGACCTAAACGTGGTGTTGATAGGCCGCGAGGAATGTTTCGTTCAGTACGCGTGTAAGACCCGTAACCGAGTAATTTTGCCAGCAGGAATATTAACCACAAGCCCATTGGGTGAAGCATTGATAACAAGCCCCACGGGGGATTACATACTACCTTCGATATGAGCCAAAAACGAATAAATCAACTGCCTGAAAACGTAAACGCGGCAAATAGTACGAATGACTACCTTGTTAGGCAAACGTGGGAGGGGCAGGGAAACCCAAACCTTCAAACCAACACAGGGTGGAAAACTTATGTAAGCAACTTTGGCGATTTTTTCGCAGGGATACTAACCCCGCTTAACCAAGTTTTAAACTGGATTATTTCGCCGATTTCTACGGACGCGCTGAACACGGCCACCCTTGGAAGCGATTTAAAAATATATGTACCGCCTGCGCCTGCGAACGCGTCATTTTATGCAACTACGGCCGCTTCAGATGTTGTAGGATACACCAAGTTGGTGATTAGTACGGTTGATCCGTCCTACGATAACCCTGCGGTAGATGTAAGCACAGGCGCGATAACTGCATTTGGCCAGCCAGTGGGCGCGTTAGTGAGTGCACCGGGAGTTTTTGTTGGAAATCCCGGAGTGGTAACCATAACCACCACTGGCGAAATACGTCGCACGTCAGGAAATGGCACGGCCGAGTTTTATTTTGAGGTTTACCACAGGAATGCGTTGGGAACAGAAACCTTGATAGGTACGTCGAACGTAACGCCGCCAATATCCACAAGCGCATACACGCAGTTTACGGCCAACTGCCTCGTAAACAACGGAGATTTTTTAGCGACGGATAGGCTGGTTATTAAATACTTCGCCAACCGCATCGCTGGCGGTTCAAACCCCGTGTATCAGTTTTTGTTTGGCGGTGCTAACCCTGTAACAACGCTGTTTCCTGTTCCCGCTGGCGTGATTGCTCCGCCTATTTCAAGCGACCCCGGCAACAATGCTACAATAGGTACAGATGGTAAGATATTTGTACCAACGCCCGTTATAGCACAAGATTTTGAAACCTTGGCCACCCAAGGAAGCCCTGTAACGATTAGCAATACAAGCGCGGAAACTATTTACCCCACCAACCTGCTGGTGCAGGGGGCAAAAAACTTGGTTGGCGCGATGTATGAATTGCACTTTAATTTAAGCAAGGGGGCTGCGGGGCATTCGTCTACAATCCGAATTTACATAAACACGGCCAACAACTTGACGGGAAGCCCGGTTAAGGTGCTGGAATATGGAAGCGGGTTTAACTCCAACACGTCCTTTCCTTTTATGTTTAGGTATTTCAGAAACAGCGTTGGTTTGGTTGTTCCGAGGGATGTAAATGCTGCGGGTGCTGTTTTAGGCAACCTTAACACCCAATCATTGGTTAGCACTACGCCTATAACCTTTAACCCTAACCTGACCTATTATTTCGTCATTACCACCCAGATGAACGTAACAACGTCATCCGAAACCTTACAATTTGCCAAGCTATGCCTAAACAAATAACATGGGCTGAACCCAACCGTCCGGAAATTCCGAACGGTTGGCCAATCATTATCGACGGCCAAAACGGAACGGCTTACGAAGACGTAAGCGAGTATGTGCAAGCGGTGGCCACATTGGAGGCAAGCCAAACGCCAAACACGCCGCCCAATGAGTAGCTGCTTAGCCTCATGTACGCCCGCCGAATGTTTGGCCATGCCAAGCTGCACGGCGGGTACTACCCTAACCTTGGGTACTGCCACAGGCGCGGGTACATACCGCGTCTACTTGGAAAACCTTGCAACGGGTTATGTAAGTAGTGCCCTTGTAGTGGTGGACAACACCTTGGTGGTGGCGGTAGACCCAACGGATCTGCAACGCGTTAACCCTGCCAACGTGTACCGGATATGGATGACGTTGGCCGCGGATAGCCTGTATGACACGCAGCCTATTCAAGTGGATGGTAATTCGTATGATTGTTTTTTGCTTAACTTTGTTAGGACGAACACTTCGCCGAATAACCAAACACTAACACCACTAACATGAAGTTAATTGACATTGGCCTATTTTCCTTGGCTGCTGCGATAATGGCTATGGCCGTTTACATTGCGCGTTGGGAGGGAATGATTTTAGAACCATTGGATAGGTACCTGCGGCAAGCCCTGCCGAAGCATGTTTACAAGCCCTTGATTGGATGCGTGTACTGCAATGCTTTTTGGTGGGGTGTCCTTGCTGGGTTTGTGCATTGCGTGTGGCAGATGCACGCGATATTTCAAGATGCGGGTACGCTGGTGCTGCCGTTTGGTATGGTGGCGATTGTGCTGCACGGCTGCGCGGCTATGGTGCTGGCGGCGTTAATGGTTGGAGTGTCGGCCAAATGATTTTCCGGTTATTGTACAGGGCGTTCCCCCGCGCGTATGCGGCGGCTATGCCAAACTTTAGCTTTCCTAACTACAAGGATAAGCTGGAGTTGTTATTCAAAGAGGGTGAGCATGGGTACTATAAGTTCCCGGTAGCGCAGGATATACCCAATGAGCGTTACTTGATTTTGCAAACCCACATTCAAGAACACCAAGCGCGGTTAAGCGATGAAGACCAAGGTGTGTTTGTGGAATTGTTGGAAAAGGCTTACGCGGATCTGTTAAGCCCAAGGGAGGCAACGCAGGTGCAGGCTAAAAAGGAGATAGGCTACCTCATTGATGAGATTAAGTTCCGCCATAAAGAACTGCCTATCCACACGCGGGTGCTTTGCGACATTGGGGCGGTGTGCCTTATACGCGAAGATGAAGACCCGGCTAAGTTTGACAAGCAAATCCATGAGGAGAAGGTAGCGGTGTTACGCGGCCACATCACAGACCATGGTTTTTTTTTGAAGATTGGCTTAGCAGCGTATATTCCCAACTTCGAGCAGTTAGCATCGCATTGGCAAGCATTGGCGGCGGTGGCGGACAGGATGCTTCAGGAGAGCGACGCAAGGTTAAGCGACTTCAAGACGTTGAAATCAGGGGGCGGATTTTTCGCCAAGAACAAAGCTACAAAGAGTTCCTCTTAATACTGGCTGGCGGGGATTTAAGTGCGTACCGATTGCTATTGGACGGCACTATTGATGATGTGCTGGTGGCGTACAAGCGCAAGGCCAAGGAAAACGAAAAAGCTGAGGCTGAATTAGCGCAGGCGAAGGCTCGGAGTAAACGGCGCTAATGGCCGTCTGCCGTTTTGCAGGTAGTGCTTTTCCAAAGTGAACAGCAACTCATTGGCTGTGCAAATGTCCGACAATAGATGCGGCTTTTCGGCCAGCGTCTTTCGGAATTTCGCAAGGGTTTTTTTGCATTGGACAATGGTGGTGTATGTTTGCGGCATAACCAATGCGCTGTTTTTGCAGCCAAGGTATCGGTTCATGAGGTGCAT